TGGTCTTAAAGTAAAGACAGAAAAAGATGGCAAGTATGGTCGTATGCTTGGCTGGATTTATGTTGGTCAAGAAAATATTAATACAGAAATGGTTGATAGAGGTTACGCTTGGTTTTATAGTGGAGGATCTAAAAAGAAAGATCTTAATGAGTTAAGATCAAAAAGAGGAACCGTAAGTGTCTGAACAAGAAGAAAACAAACCGTTTCAATTATCTGATAATAGTAATATAAGTATACCACTGCGTAACTTAATAAGTATGATTGCTGTAACGGCATTGAGCGTGTGGTTATATTTTGGTTTAACAGAACGATTATCTATGTTAGAGCATAATTTCGATTTGTTAGCTGTTGAAGTTGAGGAAAACGATCAATGGATAGATGAATGGTCACCACCAAAATCTGTGCAGGATACGATTGCAAGAGTTCAAGAATTAGAAAAACAAGTAATTGTTTTAAGAACGGAGCTTAAACATTTAAATCAATAACCTAGAGGAGTCGCTCGATAATGGCAAATATATACACCCCCCAAAAAGAAGAAGAAATACTAACACCTTTTAGTCCTATTTTGGGTTACAAGAAAATGTCTGCTGCTTTTGTTGAAAAGTGCAATAAGGCTATAGACGATGAGATGGAGGATTGGTCTGGTAATCTTGTTGGTAAAGTAAAAGAAGAATTAAAGTGGAATAATACTTTAAATCAAGCATGGTCTGATGAGTTTGGTCAATTTTTGATGAGATACCAGAGTCATGCAGAACTTTATACATCTATGGGTACTCGAAATATAACGCCTGATACGCTTGATTATAGACTTGAAATATCAAGCGGATGGTTTGTTCGTCAGTTTGAAAATGAATATAACCCTATTCATACGCATCAAGGATCTATGTTGTCTTGTGTTGGATATTTAGCTCTACCTGACGGTATTGAAAAGGAATGGGAGGAGGATGATAAAGATCATCACCCTAGTCACGGTCATATACAGTTTGTTCATGGACAAGCTGCAAACCATGAAGGTTCTAATTTTTTAATGAAACCAAAGGTAGGACACTTTATTGTTTTTCCTGCACACTTGCACCATTGTGTATATCCTTTTAAAACTTCTGGAGAAAGACGTTCTTTTAGTGTAAACTTTACAATTGCTGCTTCACCAAAGGAGGTTAAAAATGAGTCTAATAACTAGTCTTATAGGGCCAGTAACTGGCATTCTTGATAAAGTTATAGAGGATAAGGATCAGAAAGCTAAACTCGCACACGAGATAGCTACTATGTCCGATACTCACGCTCAACAGGCTTTGCTTGCACAGTTGGAGATAAACAAAGCAGAGGCAGCTTCTGGAAGCTTATTTAAGGGTGGCTGGCGACCTGCTGTGGGTTGGATTTGTGCAATTGCCTTTGGTTATCATTTTGTTTTGCAACCTCTGTTAATTTTTATTTTAAGTGTGTTTAAAATATCACTACCTGATTTACCTGAGTTTGATATGTCAACTCTTCTTACTGTTCTGGGAGGTATGCTTGGGATTGGTGGATTGCGCAGCTATGAGAAGCAGAAAGGCTTAACCAAATAGAAGATGAAGCATGTATTGTTTGTGGAACAATAAAAAAAGTATATTGGATATATACCATTGAACAAAAATGGAGACAAATGAGAGAAGTATGTCTTACTTGTCAAAAAAGAAAAAGAGAAGAAAGGGATAAGTTACATGAAAGAAAACTTTGAAAAATGTTTAGAAATGATTTTGCACCATGAGGGCGGGTATGTAAATCACCCTCGTGATCCGGGAGGTGAGACTAATTTTGGAGTGACCAAAAGAGTTTATGAAGAGTGGGGTGGCACTAAAGATATGAAGGATTTAACGAAAGAAGACGTTGCTCCTATTTATGAAAAGAATTATTGGCTTAGAGCAAAATGTGATCAACTTCCATCTGGTTTAGACTTAGCTGTTTTTGATTGGAGTGTTAATAGTGGTGTTGGCAGAGCAGCAAAAAAATTACAAGAAATGATTGGAACTGTAGCTGATGGAGGTATTGGTCCTAATACTCTTAAAACATTAGATGAATACATACAGCATCATGGGTTGAAACAAACTATTATAAAATATAAAGGCATAAGACAGGAGTTTTATGAGTCCTTATCTACGTTTGGTACTTTTGGTCAAGGGTGGACTAGACGTAATAAAGAAACAAAAAACGCATCTTTGAATATGATAACTTAATTATTTTTTATGGTAATATACACTTTACTATGCTAGATATTGTTATATTATGGTAAAAGGAGTGTATATATGGACGCTATAGTTTTAGCGGAACATCTTTTAAAAGACATTCGCCAGCGCAAACAAGATTTTGCGGAGTCTTTGGTGAGTGGTTCATGCGATACGATAGAAACGTATCGGTTCACAGTAGGTCAAGTACGAGGAATGACCTATATTGAAGATTTAATTGTAACCTCGATGAAAGGCTTAGATTTAGATGAATAAAAAACTTTTTGTTCCTGAAAAAAAAGTTATAGGAGCAACAAGCCCTGTACCTAAAGCAGTTACCAAGGCTTTCCCTAAAATAGAAGAATCTAAAAACTCTGTAGATCCATCAACTTTTGGTAAACCTATATTAGAAAGACTTCCTCAACCTACAGGTTGGAGAATACTTGTTATTCCCTATTACATGAAGCAACAGACTAAAGGAGGTGTTTATATTCCAGACGATATACGAGATAAAGAAAGTTTCGCTACTGTTGCAGCTTACGTCGTAAAGCTTGGACCAGACGCATATAAGGACTCTGATAAATTCCCATCTGGTGCGTGGTGTGATGAGAAAAATTGGGTTCTTATGGGAAGATATGCTGGTAATAGGTTTAAAGTGGAAGGATTAGAGGTTCGTTTGATAAATGATGATAATATTATTGCAACAATACTTGACCCATCAGACGTTTCGTATGTATAAGGTAACAAAGGGATATAAATATGGCTGAAGCTGAAAAAATAATTGAGGAAGAAACAACATCTGTTGAAATAGATCAAGATGATGATTTAGATCAATCTAATGTTGAAGTTTCTTCAGAAAATTCTGAAACAACTCAAACAAATGTTCGAGATAATAATGATTCAGAAGACGAACTTGAATCATATAGTGATAATGTAAAAAAACGTATCAATCAATTAACTGCAAAAAGAAAACAAGCAATTGAAGAAGCTGAAGCTGCTTATAATTTTGCACAACAAAAAGAAAAAGAAAATCAACAGTTAAAACAAAGGTTAGGTCAATTAGACCAAGGATATATAAAAGAGTACGACAATAGAATTAAGAGCCAATCTGCACAAGTAAAAGAAATTTACAAACAGGCACATGAGTCTGGTGATGCTGAGAAGATGGCTCAAGCACAACAAATTATGTCCAAACTCGCTGTTGAAGAAGAGAGATTGCGTGTTCAAAAATCTCAAATGGAACAACAAAAACAAGCTGCGGAGCAGCCTCAAGCACAACAACAAGTGCAACAGCCACAACCACAGGTTCAAAAACCACAAACTCCAGAAGATCCCAAGTTAAAGTCTTGGTTATCTAAAAATTCTTGGTTTGGTCCTGATAGAGTTATGACAAGAGGAGCGCAAGCTGTTCACGAACAATTAGTATTAGAAGAAGGGTTTGATCCTTCTACTGATGAGTATTACAAGGAAATTGATGCTAGAATGAAAAAAGAATTTCCTCACAAGTTTCAGGAGAAACGTGCAAACGTCCAAGCCGTAACTCCTGCGCCTAATGGGCGGTCTGTGAAGTCTGGACGGAAAAAATCGGTGCAACTATCACCCGGTCAAGTGGCATTCGCAAATAAAATGCGAATACCTTTGGAAACTTACGCTAAAGAAGTAGCGAAATTGGAAAATAAACGGAGTTAAAAATGGCTGACAGAACAAGTCGAGAGGCGGTATCTCGTGAAAAAACCGAAAGAAAAGCTGAATGGAAAGCTCCCTCAACATTGGAGGCTCCTGAAGCTCCAATTGGATACAAGCATCGTTGGATTCGTGAAAGCGTTATGGACTTTGATGATCGTAACAATATTCACAAAAAACGGAGAGAAGGATACGAATTAGTCCGTGCTGAAGAATACCCAGACTTTGACGCACCTGTAATTGATGAAGGTAAAAACGCTGGATGTATTGGCGTTGGCGGTCTTTTATTAGCCCGAATACCAGAAGAAATTGTAGAACAGCGGAATAAACATTATAGCCAAATGGCTTCAAATCAAATGGAAGCAGTTGATCGTGATTGGATGCGTGAAAACAATCCCAATATGCCGAAACTGAATCCACAACGTAAATCTTCTGTGAGCTTTGGCTCTCAGAATAGCAAGGAGTAATAAGAAATGGCAAATAAAGATGCTGCTTTTGGAATGCGTCCTGTTGGCAGGGTAGGGGGAACCCCTTATACTGGTGGACAAAGCCGATACAGAATCGCCAATAACTATGGAACAGCTATTTTCCAAGGTGATATGGTTGCGCAAGTAACTGGCGGTGGAATAGAAGTACACGCTGACGGTGGTACAGTACCTATCGTTGGTGTTTTCAATGGTTGTCAATTTACAGATCCTACTACAGGAGAACAAAAGTTTTCAAATTTTTATCCTGCAAGCACTGCTGCGGATGACATAATTGCTTTTGTAATTGATGATCCTATGGTTATTTTTGAAATTCAAGCAAACGCTGCAATGCCTGTAGCTGATTTGTTTGGCAATTTTGATATAGTATACACTACTGCTGGTAGCACTACTACTGGTATTTCTGGTGCTGAATTAAATGTTTCTGACGGTGCAACTGGTACTACTTTATCTCTTAAAGCTATTGATATTTCAGAAGATCCTGAAAATTCAGATGTCGCTACAGCTAATACGAATGTAAGAGTTGTTATTCAAAATCACATATTCGGTGTCAAAGGCGCCGGGTTAGCGTAAAGGGGTAGTAATATGGCTATATCAAGAGCGCAACTCGTAAAAGAGTTGGAACCGGGCCTAAACGCCCTGTTTGGAATGGAGTATGATCGTTATGACTCCGAGCATGCAGAAATCTACGATACAGAAACTTCAGATCGTGCATTTGAAGAGGAAGTAATGTTATCAGGTTTTGGTAATGCTCAAACAAAAAGTGAAGGTGCAGGGGTATCATTTGATTCTGCAAACGAAGCATATACTGCTCGTTATACGCATGAAACAATTGCTCTCGCTTTTGCACTTACTGAAGAAGCAATTGAAGACAACCTTTATGATCGCCTCGGCGCTCGTTACACAAAGGCTCTTGCTCGTTCAATGGCACACACCAAGCAAGTTAAAGCTGCAGCTACACTAAACAATGCGTTTAGCTCTAGTTTTACTGGTGGTGATGGTGTTGAGCTTTGTTCTACTGCACACCCATTAAACGGTGGTGGAACTTTTGCAAATGAACCTTCAGTTGCTGCTGATCTAAATGAAACCTCTCTTGAAGATGCGTTAATAAGCATTTCTACATTTGTTGATGAGAGAAATATGATTATTGCTTTACGAGGCATGAAGCTTATTATACCTCCTCAACTACAGTTTATTGCTGATCGTCTTCTTGAGTCAACTCTACGTCCGGGAACTGCTGACAATGATGTCAACGCAACCCGAAACATGGGTATGGTTCCAGATGGGTACACTGTTAATCACTTTTTAACAGATACAGATGCTTTCTTTATTAAAACAGACTCTCCAAACGGTTTTAAACTGTTTGAGCGTTCTCCTCTTGCAACTTCAATGGAGGCAGATTTTGATACAGGAAACATGAGATTTAAAGCTAGAGAAAGATATTCTTTTGGCTTTAGTGATCCTCGCTGTGTATTCGGTTCACCCGGAGCTTAAAAATAAAACGAACATTTGTTCGATTTGTGAGAGAGGCGATTTATTCGCCTCTTTCTTTTTGTTTTAAAGTGTTGTATAAGTAAGTATCGCTCGACGGTTGCATGGTGCAACTGACAACAGCCAAGACGAGGAGATCAAAATGGCTAATACAACTTTTAAAGGAACCCTTCGTTCTGAAGGGGGTTATTCTTCAATAGCAACTACTGCAAGTACAGGCGCTGAAACAACTCAAATGTCAATCAGTTCTGCTGGTTTTATTTCTTTAGATGCTAATACAATGGCAGTAGAAGCTGGAACTGGTATTACAACAGGTTCTGGAACTATCTATAGAAGTTCTGTTCAAAGAAGTGGTGGAATAATTACAACCAGAATATTAATAGATTTAACTGGTTTAAGATCAACTGGAAGTGGTGATATTATTGGTGTTAATGGAACAGCTTTAGTTTGTCACATTGGTCAAATAACTGCTGCTAGAAACGGAACTATTTTAACAGGTAGCATGGAGTGTTTTGAAGCTCCTACAGGTGGTGATCCAGACCTTAACGTACATTCAGCTACTGAAGGAACAGGCGTTGAAGACGGAGCAATTGGTGATTTAACAGAAACATTGCTTGTAAATGCTGGTGATGCAACATTAGGTAGTAAAGTTTATTTTACTGCTGTTCCTGCTGCTGATTCTTTCTTATATTTAACAACAGGTGATGCAACTGACGCAGATTATACTGCTGGTAAGTTATTCATTGAGTTAATGGGCTACGAAGCTTAATTTCAGGGGGATTTAATCCCCCTTTTTAAGAAGGAGATTAATATGGGACTTTCAGACGTACAAGCGCTTACCATCAATGATGAAAATGCTGCTGATCCTGATAGGTTAGTTACTGCAGCAAGACCAGATACATCAGCAACGATGGCAGCAACTACTTTTGCAGGTGGTGCTGCTCGTAATGTTACCGTAACTACTGCAGGAACAGGTGATAATGCTAAGACTTGTACTATTACAGGAACAGATGTTTTTGGTGACGCTATGACAGAAGTTATAACTTCTACAGGTTCTGCTGAAGCAGTTGCAGGTACTAAGTTATTTCTAACCGTTACTGCTGTAGAATGCTCTGCACAATACGCAGCTAACATAACAGTTGGTTCAGGTACGTTGTGCGCTCAAGCTGTAAATGGTAGCAATAGAGTAAGATTAAAAGGAATGTCAATTACCTCTGGTGGAACTGCTGGTGATGTAGAGTTCATCAATGGCGCTCCTGAAGATGGAACAACATTATTTAAATCAAGAACCATAGGAACTGCAAACACAGTTATAGATAGAACTATACCATCTCAAGGAGTTCTATTTAATAGTGGTTTATCTGTTAAATATACGTTGGACACTGCTGATATGATTACAATTTTTCATGCGTAAGAAATATGGCTGAGAAGAAAAAACGTAAAGGCGAAATGCCTAAACGAAATAAGAAAAATTTCAGACCTACAGAAAAAGGTGCTGGAATGACTAAAGCTGGTGTTAAGGCTTATAGACGTAAGAATCCGGGTTCTAAGTTAAAAACAGCAGTTACTGGTAAAGTTAAGAAAGGCAGTAAAGATGCAAAAAGAAGAAAGTCTTATTGCGCTCGTTCTGCTGGTCAGATGAAAAAGTTTCCAAAGGCAGCTAAAAATCCTAACAGTCGTTTACGACAAGCAAGAAAAAGATGGAGATGTTAAATGGCTATGTCAAGAAGTCAAATGTCAAAACAAATATCTAAACCTCCTATGAAAAAAGGTGATATGCCTAAAGGTTTAACTTATTATAAAAAAGGTGGTAAGGCTTCTCGTAAAAGTAAAGGAAGTAAAATTTGTCCTGAAGGTAAAGCGTGGGCGAAAAGAACTTTTGATACATACCCCTCTGCTTATGCAAACTTAGCTGCTTCAAAATATTGCAAAGATCCAAACTATGCTAAGAAATCTAAGGGTGGCAAAAGAAAAGGTAGAAAAGCATAATGCAAACTCAAAAAAACAAAAAGAAAATTAAAAAAGTTATAAAGGGTTTAAGCAAAGCATCTAAAACACACGCTGCTCAAGCAAAGACTTTGAAAGGTGTTTTGAGAAGTCGAAGGAAAAAATAATGGGCGAGTTAAAAAAATGGTTAAATCAAAAATGGGTGAGGATAGGAACAGATGGTGAAATTAAAGGTGAGTGCGGTACTTCAAAAAATAAAGAACGCCCTGACAGGTGCCTTCCAATGGCTAAAGCCAAATCGCTTTCAAAAGCAGAAAGAGCAAAAACAGCCCGAAAGAAAAAAAGAGAAGGTTCAAAAGGTAAAACAGTCGTCAAAAACACGAAAAAAGCGACGGTAAAAAATTTAATAAATGGTGGAGAAGTAACAAAACCTAAAAGAAAATTTAATGGAAAAAGTGCAAAAGGAACGGCTGTGGCAAGAGGATGTGGTGCTATTATGTCACATAAAAGAAAAAAAACAAAAGGTGCAGTTACTCAGTCGTAGAAAGGTAAACAATGGCAGTTTCTGGGTCAGTAAATTTTGAATTAGATGTAGTAGAATACATTGAAGAAGCTTTTGAGCGTTGTGGCTTAGAGGTTAAAACAGGTTATGACCTTAAAACAGCAAAAAGGTCTTTAAATATCATGTTAGCTGAATGGGCTAATAGAGGTTTAAATCAATGGACTATTACTCAATCTACACAAGCCTTAACAGCTAGTGATGGAGAATACTCTTTAGGAACAAACATTATAGATATCTTATCTATGTCTGTTCTTAGAAGTGGAATTTATTATTCTTTAGAAAGAATAAGTAGGGATACTTACTTAGCGATACCTAATAAAGCTACTACAGGTAGACCAACTCAATTCTTTTTAGATAGACAAATAACACCTAATCTTAAAATATGGCCCTTACCAGAAAACAGCACAGATGTTTTGTATTATGATGCTTTAACACGAATGGATGATGCTGATGATTACACAAATACTTTAGATATTCCATTTCGTTTTTACCCATGTTTAGCTGCTGGTCTTGCTTATTATATAGCAATTAAAAGAGCGCCAAACAGAATACAAATGTTAAAAGCTGTTTATGAAGAAGAATTTGAAAGAGCAATAGCAGAGGACAGAGACAGAGCTTCTGTAACGATTAGTCCAGCGTTAGGAGATTATAGAGTTGTCTAAATTCGCATCAGGTAAATATGCTTATGGAATATCAGACAGGTCTGGATTTCGTTATCGTTTGCGTGATATGCGAAAAGAATGGAATGGTTTGCTTGTAGGAAAAGATGAGTGGGAAGAAAAACACCCACAATTAACTCCTTTAAGAAAAAGACCTGATCCAGAGGGAATAAAAGATGCAAGACCAGATCAAGCAGATGACAACGTAAAATTTACAGTATATACTAATGTTGGAAAAGGTATATTAGGAAAAGAATTATCTTCTTTTGAAGTTACAGCAAACGTGGGAAGTGTTACGGTGACAACATGAGTTTTACATATGCTACTTTAAAATCAATGATTCAAGATTATACGCAAAACGACGAAACATCTTTTGTGTCTAATTTACCCACTTTTATAAGACTTGCAGAAGAAAGAATACTACAATCAGTACAATTAAATGTTTTTCAAAAAAATGTTTCTGGTAATATGACTTCTGGCAATCAATACTTAGCTGTTCCTTCTGATTTTCTTTCTCCTTTTTCTTTAAGTATTACTAATAGTAGCTCAAAAGAATTTTTACTATTTAAAGAATTAGAATTTATTCAATCTTACAATCCAAATTCTTCTACTACTGGAACACCAAAATTTTATGCTCAATTTGATTCAGATAATTTTATTATAGCTCCTACTCCTAACTCAGGTTTTACAGTTAATTTCAGTTACTTTTATAATCCAGCAAGTATTACCTCTGGTTCTGATTCAGGAACAACTTGGTTAAGTGAAAATGCTGAATCAGCATTACTTTACGCTTCTCTATTAGAATGTTATACTTATATGAAAGGTGAACAAGATATAATGGCTATGTATAACACAAGATATGGCGAAGCAATTGCAAGATTAAAAAATCTTGGAGAGGCACAAGAAGTTTCTGACGAATATACATCTGGTCCTATAAGAAAGGCTAAAACATAATGCTTACTGAAACTTTAGCTATGTCTAATAATTTTTCTGTTGGAGTTGAAACCACAGACAACAGAGGTTTTACTCCAGAAGAAACAGCAGAAAGATGTGTAAACAAAATAATAGGTATATCAGATAATGCACATCCTGCCATAAGAGATCAGGCTCACGCTTATCGTAAAGAGATGGAAAAAATTATTGCAATATATATGAGACAGGCTATTAAAAGTGATAGAACTACTGTATATAATGCTATTAAAGATTCAGGAAACCCGAAACTAGCTGAATATATAAGGAGAATGTAATGGCTTTTACTGGAAACTTTCTGTGTACTTCTTTTAAAACAGAGCTTTTAAAGGGTGTTCACAACTTCACTGCAACGACAGGCAATACGTTTAATATTGCTTTGTACGACAATAGTGCTTCTTTTACGGCAGCGACCACTGCTTATACAACGAGTAATGAAATTAGTGGAACAAACTATTCGGCAAAGGGAGCAGCTTTAAATCCTGTTACTCCTACAGCAAGCGGTACAACAGCGTTGGTTGATTTTGCAGATGAAGTGTTTAGTACGGTGACAATATCTTCTGTTCGAGGAGGTTTAATATTTAACGATACAGCAACAGGTGATCCTGCTGTTTGTGTTTTGGATTTTGGTGCGGATAAAGCAGCAAGTTCTGGAGACTTTACAATTGTGTTTCCTACGGCTGATGCGAGTAATGCGATAATTAGGATAGCTTAATGTCAATAAACAACGTCGTTGCATTTGAGGGTTGGAATAGTTCTAACAGGGCTTGGAACACAGGCACTTGGAATGGCGATGTTACTTTTGATTTAACTTCAACAGGTAGTGTTGGTGCATCAACGGTTACTGGTGATGCGAATATTACAGTTACAGGACTTGCAGGAACTTCTGCTGTTGGATCTACTACGGTTACAGGAGATGCAAATGTAACCGAGACAGGATTAGCAGGAACTTCTGCTATAGATTCAGTTACGATTACTGGAACGGCTAATGTCACAGTAACAGGGGTTGCAGGAACTTCAGCTATAGGCAATGTTTTTGAAACACAAACAGGGGTTGCAGGAACCTCAGCGGTTGGCTCTACTACAATTACTGGAACGGCTAATGTTACAGTTACAGGACTTGCAGGAACGTCAGCATTAGGTAGTTTCTTTACAACAAATGAATCCTTTAAGATGGTGGCAGTTGTTGGTAGTGGCGTTATTGATACTACACAAAGTTGTCAGGTTTTTCCAACTGGTGTTAGTGCTACAGGAGAAATTGGGGAAGGCACTGGTGAAATTCTTGCAACTTGGGGTCAAATTATACCAATACAAACACCAAATTACAGTGCAATAACACCTAGTCAATCACCAAGTTTTAGTGCAGTATCACCTAGTCAATCGCCATCATGGACAGACATAGCAGCGTAAGGAATAAAAAATGGCAAGCGTATATACAAATGATCTTAGATTAGAAGAGATAGGTTCAGGAGAACAATCGGGAACGTGGGGAGATACAACCAATACTAACTTAGAGCTTATTGCAGAAGCATTTGGGTTTGGAACGGAAGCTATTACCACAAACGCTGATACGCACACAACAACTGTGGCAGACGGTGCGACTGATCCGGGTCGTGCTATGTATATAAAATACACAGGAACTTTAGACTCCTCTTGCACAATTACAATTGGTCCTAACACCATGACTCGTGTTCATATTATTGAAAACGCTACGAGCGGTTCTCAAGATATAGTTATTAGTCAGGGTTCAGGAGCAAATATAACAATACCTAATGGTCATGTTAAAGTTGTTTATCTTGACGGTGCAGGGTCTGGGGCTGCTGTTGTTGATGCTTTTACTGATTTAAATCTTGCAGGTACGACAATAGCTGCTGCATTAACTGTTTCTGGTGCAACGACACAAACAGGGGTATCTACTTCAGCAGGTAAGGATGTATTTAACGCAGGTATGTCCGTGAAGAACGGATCGACCTCCGCAGGTTTTGTTGAGTTTTTTGAAGACTCAGATAATGGCACTAATAAAGCTACTTTAATCGGCCCTGCTTCGACAGCAGATATAACTTTAACTTTGCCTAGCACGGCAGGTACAATAGCAACAACTGATGACGCAACGGCCCTCGCCATTGCATTAGGGTAATAGGAGAAAAATATGGCAAATACATTTAAAGTAGTTACCTTTGATACAATGCCGGCTTCGGCAGGAACGCCAGAGGCTTTATACACGGTAGGGGGAAGCACCACTACGGTTATTCTTGGTTTAATATTATCAAACATACATACGGCACAGGTTACGGTAAGTGTTAAACTTGTAAGTGATACCTCAAGTCGTGGTGGTTCAGGTAGTACAGCAAACACAACGGCATTCTTACTTAAAGACGCACCAATACCTACAGGTTCTAGCTTAGAAATACTTTCAGGTAACAAGGTTGTTTTGGAAACCACAGACGCAATTCAAATAGATTGTTCTGTTACGGATAAAGTTTCGGTTGCTCTTTCAATTATGGAGATAACATAATATGCCTTACGTTGGAAATAGAAATACTGTTTTTACTACATTTACAACTTCTGATGCAAATGTAACGGATGACCTGACCGTCACAGATGACGCTACGATTGGTGGTGTTTTATCTGCCAAAGGTGGTGCAGTTTTTAACGAGGACAGTGCTGATGTAGACTTTCGTGTTGAGTCAAATGGAAGTGCTAATGCTTTTATTGTAGATGGTGGTCATAGTACAGTTGGAATAAACACAGCAGCAGTTAGCAATAGAACTTTAAAAATTGAGGGCGAAGGTAATGTTGGTGCAGGTTTAAGTTTATCAGAAGAAACAAGAGGTGGGTACATTGAGTTTACGTCAGGAAGTAGTTCAGAGTGTTACATTGGAACTCAGCTTGCCATTAAAGGTAGTGGAAATGATGATACGTTAATAATTCATGTAGGCACAGAAGCTGTTCATATAGACAGAACAGGTGCAGTTACCATGCCAGTTCAACCTGCGTTTTTAGCTCAACCTTCCTCTCAACAAAGTGACGTAGCAGCCGATACTACTATTGCCTTTGGTACTGAAATATTTGACCAAAATGCAGACTTTGCAAGTAATACTTTTACTGCACCAGTAACAGGAAAGTATCAACTAAGCGTTGCATTAAGGATGGATGACATTGATGCAGCCAGTGATTTTATAAGAATTGGAATACATACTAGCAATAGGCAGTATTATTACCTTTTTGAACCTGACATTGGAACATCCTCAGGACAAGACATAACAAGATTTCCTGCTGTGTTATCTATCCTTGCGGACATGGATGCTAATGATACAGCTACTGTTGTTCTTAATTTTACAGGTGGTAGTGCTCAAACAAATATAATTACCGATTCATATTTTTCAGGGTTTTTAGCCTGTTAAGCCAACGCTGAAATAAGCAAAACATAAAGGAGTTTTAAATGGCAAATCACACATACACAGTTACACTAACAGATGACCAACAAAAGATATTAGCGAATGACCTGTATACAGATACAGACATGGCAGGGTTAGATGCTTGGATTGCAGCAGCAGTAACAGGTAAAATAAATAAATGTTGGACAAGAATGCAACAAGAATGGACTACAAAGCTAATGGAAGATGAAAGTTTTACTGACAGTATACCTAGCAACCAAGCTGACTTTATTAAGTTAGTAGTAGCTAGGTCTGATTACAAAACTCGTAAACAACGAGATGACGCATAAGGAGAAGTAAATGCCCTATATAGGTAAATCACCAGAGCTAGGTGTAAGAACACGCTACTATTATACTGTGTCGGCAGGTGCGACTTCTGTTAGTGGCAGTGATGACAACAGTAAATCGTTAATATTTTCGGATGGCGAATATGTAGATGTATCACTTAACGGTGTAGCTCTCGTAGCAGGAACAGACTACAACACAACAACTGCCAATACAATCGCAGGACTGTCTGCTATGTCTGCAAATGATGTTGTCGAGGTTGTGGTGTACGATGTATTCTCTGTATTTAGTGGTGACATATCAGGTGACTTAGCAGTAGGTGGTAATTTAACAGGAGCAGATGGTGGAGCATTATCAATAGGAGTAACTACATCGATTACAACTGCTGATAATTCTGCACAGCTTAGCCTTATATCAACAGATACTGATGCTAGTAATGGCCCACGACTTTCTTTACAAAGAGATTCTAGTTCTCCTGCTGATGACGATATCTTAGGAAACATAGAATGGTACGGTGAAAACGATGCTTCTGAAGCTATTGAAATGGGATTAATACAAGTTGCTGTAAGAGATGTTAGTGATGGTACAGAAGATAGTGCATTAAGTATTCATACAAATGTAGCAGGTTCTCGTAAAAATAGGTGTGCTTTTGAGCCAAGTAAAACTTTATTTAATGGCAATAGTGCAGATATAGATTTTGTTGTTGAAGGCGATGGAGAATCTAATCTTTTTTATATTGATGCAGGAAATGATATAATTTTATCAGGTCTTAGTACTCCAGAAGCTACTTTTGCTACAGGTATTGTACCAAGGTTTCAGATTGAAGGCACAGGTGATACAGGCAGTTGTATGAGTATTACTAGAAACTCTAATAACGATTCTGCACCACATATCTTTTTTGTTAAAACAAGAGGAACTTCTGTTAATTCAGATACTGCTTATGCTGTAAATGATTACATGGGTGGTTTTAGATGGATGGGAGCAGATGGAGTAGATAGAAGGTCTGAACTTGCATTTTTTATGATTCAAGGAGACCACTCAAGTCCTGCTGAAAACGATACTCCCGGAAGAATTATAATAGGAACTACTCCTGACGGTTCTGCTGTAGCAGTAGAAAGATTTAGAATTGCTCAAGATGGAACACTTACAGCCACAGATACTTCTATAGGTTCTAATTCTGATGAACGGTTAAAGAAAGACATTACAGATTACGCATACGATTTAGCTACATTTAAAAAGTACGAAGTTAAACAGTTTAATTGGAAACAGCCTGAAGTGCATATGAATAAAACAAATCAAATAGGTTTTATTGCTCAAGATTTACAGAGTGTAGATTCTCAATGGGTAGATAGTTATTATATTAACCCAAAAGACGAACAAGGAAATGACCATCCTGATGCACAATACTTAGACTCAGATGGTATGGCTTTTAGTTCTAAACTAGGCGAGTCTGACGCTATGTATGTTAGTATTATACAACAACTTATAACTAAGATAGAAACCTTAGAAACTAAAGTAAAAGCATTGGAGGATGGATAATGAGCAAAGCACGACAATTAGCCGACAACGGGGCATCCAGACCAAATAAGAATATATTAATAAATGGTGCAACAAACATTAGCCAACGAGGCTCCTCATTTACAGGTTTAGGTTCTTCTAACGCTGTGACTTTTGGAGCAGACAGGTTTTATATTTACACAGCAAATACAGCAGGTAGAGTAACAATGGAACCTCTTACCGCAGATGGTCCATCAGGTTTTGCAAACTCAGTTAAACTTAGCTGTACTACTGCTGATACATCTATTGCTGCTAACGAATTAATTTTATTTTCACAAGGTATAGAAGGACACAACCTTCAACGAACAGATAAAGGTTCAAGCACAGCTAAAAAACTGACAGCGTCTTTTTATGTAAAGGGTAATGCTTCTGCAACCTATATGTTTATCTTATATGATACAGATAACAATAGAATATCTACTACGCAATTTGGTGTTACAACTTCTTGGAATAGAATTGAAGTAGCTATACCTGCTGACACGACAGGTGCTTTTAATGACGATAATAACCTAAGTGCATACTTTCAATTTTATTTACACGCAGGGTCTAACTACACTAGCGGAACGTATACAGCAGGAACGTGGCAAACAAATACAAATGCTAATTTTGCACCTGGAATATCTAGCTTTGTAGATGCTACATCACGAACTTTGTTTATTACAGGCTGTCAATTAGAAGTTTCAGATGCTGCTACACCCTTTGAGCATAAAACGTATGGGCAAGATTTGCAGGAGTCTTTACGATATTATTATCAAACAAACCTTTATCCAGATGGTTCTGGAGATGTTTCAGGAATGCAGTTTCTGGCAATAAGTACAGGAGAGGCTTTTGCTAGTGGAAGAACTTTACCTCAAAAAATGAGGGCTGCTCCTACAATTACAATAGTTAATTT